GGTAATCGAAGAGGCAACCATCCGCGCCAAGGTGTACGCGTTCTTAGACAAGTGTAAGAAACCCGCAAAGCAAGGACTTGCCGCGTTCAATCCATCGCCAGCCTCGGTTAGTGCTGCACTGGACGCGATTAAGTCTATCGTTCACTTGCCTAACCACCCGAACACCAAGCCACCAATTTGGCTCGAGGGTTACGCACAGTCAAAGCCACAGGCGTCTAAGCTGATCAGTTTGATGAACGGAATCTTTCACCTCGAGGACTCAATCCTCTTACCACACTCACTGGGCTTCTTTACTCAGAACTCATTACCATTTGAGTACAACCCAGCGAGCCAGTGTCCAATATGGATGGGGTTCTTGCAGTCGGTGTGGCCTAGTGATCAGGAGTCGATTGACGCCCTACAAGAAATGTTTGGCTACATCCTCTCAGGTGACACACGCCAGCAGAAGTTTTTTAACATCATCGGACCTCGTCGCTCAGGCAAGGGGACTATCAACAAGGTGTTGGTTGCGCTGTTAGGTCAGCACAACACAGTGGCACCGGAATTAGGAGAACTTTGTGATACCTTTGGCCTACAGCCTTGGCTTGGTAAGTTGCTGGCTAGTTTTACTGACGCAAGAGCGCCTGAGCGAAATAGATCTGCTGTTGTATCTCAGCTTCTTCGTATCGTCGGGGGTGACACCATTACTGTCAACAGAAAGAACAAAGACGCTTGGAATGGTTATCTGCCTACTCGCTTGGTTATGTATAGTAACGAGGTACTTCAGTTAACTGAGAACTCCAACGCGCTTACCGGACGTATGATTGTATTGAAGATGACCAAGTCATTCTTTGACACAGAAGACACCGAGCTGGCGCACAAGTTGGAGAAGGAGCTCTCAGGTATTTTTAACTGGGCAATGGAAGGACTGTCGCGCCGTCTTGGACGTGGTGGACACTTCTTACAGCCAAAGAGCGGTAAAGAGTATCTGGACTTGATGGAAGAGTTGGGCAACCCAATGAAGCCATTTGCAGATGACGCACTTGAGTTTGATCCACTGGCAACCACACTGAAGGACGAGGTGTTTGCATGTTGGAAACACTGGGCGCTTAAGAAGTCAATGAGCCCCGGGACTGAGCAGGCGTTCAAGCGCAGGTTCTTAGCCGCAACTCAGGAGAAGTATGTAGAGTCTAGGCAGGTGCAGGTTAACGGAGAGCGTTCACAGGTGTACGCAGGTGTTAAGCTAAATGCTAAGGCACAGAAGTACGTGGACGGAATTGAGACATTTGATGAAGGCGTTTTTTAACAAAAGGATTTATAATGAACAAGCAAGATGAATTATTTGCATTTGCACTGGCCGCAGTCACGGGCTTAATTGCAAGGGGCGCGACCCCTGCAGAGGTGCGTGACACTGCATGGCTTTATGCAGAGTTTGCAGTCAACGGCAAACCACAAGATGAAGAGGTTTAATTTTCCACGTATCATTAAGCGCAAGCTGTTTACCATCATCTTCGGTGATGTTGGTAAACGGCGCCTTATTCAAGATTACGTTAATAAGCCAAAACGTATTAAAGCGCGCTTTAAGATACAGAAGATGCGTCGTGCCCGTCAAGGCTGGCGCAACAGGGTACATGGCAGTATCACGGCATTAAAGATTCGCAAAGTATTTGGCAGACTCAGACCAACAGCACAATTTAGGAGGTAGTATGTTTATTTTAGCAACAATAGGAGCACTGGCCTACATTACATTTTGCCTTACAATAATTGATTATTATGTAATGAAGTTTGACAACAATTTTGTATCTTTATTCTTATCACTGGCGACATTCTTTGTACCAATCGCCGTGGTATTTCAAATTTTCGCATGGAGTTTAAAATGAACACAACAGAATTGATTGAAGCACTAGACAACCGATACGGCAACCCAAACGCCAAGGGATTAGAACTGATCCAAGAGGCCATCAAGGTGTTGCGCCTGCAACAAGAAGAGATCAAGGCGCTGATGGAGCAGGTCAAGTGAACGCAAATGAACTAGCTGATGAATTAGAAACAATCGAAAGAGAAGATTGGTACGAGTGGATGAAAGATGCCGCCACCATGCTACGCCAGCAACAAGCTGAAATTGAGGCGTTGAAAAAGAAACAACAAGAAGTACTGACAGAAGTAAAAACATCATGGACAGCTATATCACCAGTGAGCGGTATTCAAAGAGAATCAGCCCACCAGTTATATGCTGTTTTAAAGGATATTATGAAATGACTAAAAAGAAAACAGTAGAGTTTGAAGAGGGCTGGGCGGATGAGCTTGACCTCACACCCGATGAGCTTGCTGATCTTGTGCGTGGCATCACGCAATTAGTCGAGACAGGTGAGATTTTTGAAGAAGCCATTCCAGTGGAAGAGCTCGATGAAGAAGAGCGCGAAGAGATTTTCAACCTCGTGTCCACACCAGAGGACGCGAGGGCCTTGGGCATCGAGCCACCTCCAACCGATTAAGGAAACCGAACTATGACCGGAACTCCGAGCGTTACCACCCGCGAACTGACCGCCGAAGATGTCGAGCGCGAGAACCAGCGCCAAGATGAGATCGATGCCGGCGTCGGCGTTGAAGACAATCTTGACGGCGGCAATGGCAGCATCGACGACACCTCGATTGAGGATGCGCGTCAGCGCAAGGAAGAGAACGAGCCTGCCCTTCGCATGTCGCCATCGGATGCGGCGCGCGAGGCAATTTCGAGCCGCTTCAAGCGCGACGGGACAATCCCATTCGACGGCGACTTCACCAAGCCGGAGAACCTCTACGGCGATGTCGCCCGCGAGCAGCTTGAGCCAGACCCCGACGCCGACGAACCCGGTGTGACGGCGGCCGAACGGCAGCAGGCGGCGCCTGCGGAAAAGACTTTCACGATCAAGGTCCGCGGCAAAGATGTCGTGTTGACCGAAGCTCAACTTCTGGAGCGCGCCTCGAAGGTCGAGGCGGGCGATTCATATCTCGCGGAAACCCGTGACCTGCTTGAGCAGGCCAAGGAACTTCGCAAGGGACAGGCCGAGCATGCTGGCCGGGACGATCAACGCCACCCTGTTGATCGGCAATCAAGCACGCAAGACGACGTATCGGAGGCCGATGACGGTCAGCAGTCCCGCCGCCCTGGGATGAAAGACCTCGTGGAGCAAATCCAATACGGAAGCCCGGAAGAAGCCGCCAAGCTGTTGGAGGATGCGATCTCGAACGCAGCCGACACCGCAGCCGACAAGCGGCAACTGAAACGACTGATGAACAACGACCTTAGCCGGTCGCAGAAGTCGCTGCAGGACTTTCAGGCAGCTAACCCCGAAATTGCTGGCGATGAAAACTCGGCGGCGTTGATGGAGAAAAACATCTACGCCATCTTCCGTGAAGACATCGAAAAGCTCGGGGATGACGCCATCGCAGCCTTCCGCGAGGGCATGCTGGCTTCTGTGCGAGCCGGGATGTCTCGCCCCAGCGCGGCTCCGGGCCTCATGCGTGGGCTTGCCAGCGAGGAGACGGGGCCGGGAACGGCCCTCCGCCTCGCGCTTCCATCTGACAAGGTGGCATCTGTCGTGCAGAAGATCGGCACGGCCGAGCGGGCGCAGGGCGCGTCTAAATACGTCCTTGAAGGCCCGTCAACTGCGCCGACCATCATGGCACCCAAGGTAGGCGGTGCTGTCAACGCGGTAGAGCAGGCGTCTACGGTAATGGATGGCGGACTAATGGCGTGGGCGCGGTTGATCGGCAACGCCGCAGATAGCGTCAGACCCGGCCTGTCCGACAACCAAAAGCTGGAAATCGCGCGCATCGTGTTGTCCAAAGACCCGGCACTTGTGGCCCGCGCTTTGAAAGACGACAGTGCGGCGGCGAAGCTTATGGAGGTTACGTCTCGCGCGGTCGATATGGTTGTGCGCGCTGGCACTCGCGGATCGGCTTCTGGTCTGAATTTGATGATCGACAATCCTTCGGGGAATGACTGACAATGGCAAAGCGCGAAAAATACGGCCCCGACATCGAGCTGGCGACAGACGATGAGATCGAGCTAATCATCGACGGCTTTGAGGTTGAGATCGAGCCTGTCGAAAATGAAGGCGCATTCAAGGCGCTCGACGAGGACGAGATTGAAGACATTGTCGGGACGGCTATCGACGAGGCCATCTCATTCATCGCCGACGAGATCGCAGAGCGCCGCATCAAGTCGCAGCGGTACTTCAACGGCGAGGTCGACATCGGCGAGGAAGAGGGCCGCAGCACGATCGTCTCGACCAAATGCCGGGACACCGTGCGCGCGGTCAAGCCGTCCATCCAGCGCGTGTTCATGACGTCAGACCGCCCCGTTGAATTCATCCCGTCGGGCCCGGAAGACGTGGCCAGCATGGAACAGGCCAGCGTGTACGCCTCGGCCAAGTTCCGCCAGAGCAACGGTTACAAGATTCTGCGCGACGTGACCCACGACGCGCTGGTGAACATCACCGGCTTCACGAAAGCATACTGGGCCGAATACGATCAGGCCAAGATATTCTCGTTTACCGATCTGGACGACGCACAGTATCAGGCCATCGTTGCCTCGCCGGGCGTCGAGATCCTGTCCGAAGAAATGCGGCCAGACGATGCCACGATTGAAATCATCCAGCAGCAAGTGGACGCCGGCCAGCAAATGGCCCAACAGGCTGCCGCCGTAGGTCAACAGATTGATCCTGCCCAGTTGCCGCAGATGCCTGATCCGTTGCCGCAGTTGCATGACGTGCGGATTATTCGCCGCAATCCTACCGGCAAGATGTGTATCGAAACCATCCCGCCGGAAGATTTCTTTATCGACCGAAATGCGCGTTCGGATACCGACTTTTATATCATTGGCCACCGCACCGAACTGCGGGCAGGTGATGTGATCGCCATGGGCATCGACGAAGACTTGGTATTAGACCTAGACAGCGTGGCTGCCATCGACACCCGCGATGAGGAAGATCAGGAACGCCGGGGTTACTCAATCAACCGCGATGAGACAGAGAACGCCGCCGACCCAGCAATGAAGCAGGTGACAATCACCGAGGCTTACATGCGGATCGACGCCGACGGCACGGGCACGCCTATCCTGCACAAGTTCATCCTCGGCGGCTCGGCCTACAAGATGCTGACCTATGAGCCTGTGGATGACCACCCGTTCGCCGGTTGGCACATTGACCCTGAGCCGCACACCTACTTTGGCCGCAGTTTGGTTGAAATCATTGAGCAGGATCAAGACGCGGCAACCGCTATCATCCGGGGCATCTTGGATAACGTGCAGATGACCAACAATCCCCGGATTGAGGTGGTCAAAGGCATGGTCGAAATTGACGACCTGTTGAATAACGAAATCGGCGGCATCGTGCGCGTCAGCCAGCCCGGTATGCTGCGGGATTTAGCCGTGCCGTTCGTCGCTGGCCAGACGCTGCCGGCGTTGCAGTACGTCGACCAGATGGTTGAGATGAAGACAGGCGTAACGCGGGCCAGCATGGGCCTAGATGCAGACGCCTTGCAGTCGACCACCAAGGCAGCCGTGACGGCCACTGTAAGCGCCGCTGCGGGGCAGGTTGAGGTTATGGTAGCCAACCTTGCCTACACCGGCATGCGTCGCCTATTCGGGCAGATCCTGCGCCTGATGGCAACGCACTCAACCAAGGCCGAGATGCTGCGGATTAACGGCAACTATGTGGCTATGGATCCCCGCATTTGGGATGCCGATTTGGATTGCGAAGTTAACGTCGGGTTGGGTACGGGCCGCGAAGAGCAAAAGACGGCCATGCTCGGCCAGATCATGCAGCTTCAACTGCAAGCCATCCAGACCTACGGGCCGGACAACCCGCTGTCTGGTCTGACACAGTTGCGCAACACGCTGGCCGATCTGACCGCCGTCAACGGCATCCGTAACGTGGACCGCTACTTCTTGCCGTCGCAGCCACCGGCTCCCCCGCAGCCGCAACAGGCTGGCCCGCAGCAGCCGCAGCAAGGTGATCCGGCACAGGCGATGGTACAGGCCGAGACAATCAAGGCTCAGGCTAAGATTGCATCCGATCAGCAGCGCATCCAACTCGATTTCTACAAAGCCAAAATGGCCGACGACCTGCAACGTGATCGCATGGTTCAGGACATGGAAATCGCCATGGCACAGATCGCCGGCAAGTACGGCATCGCGGTAGACACGGCGGCCATCAAGGCGCAGCAGGCTGCCACCGTGGCCATGCCTGCGGTTCAGCAAGAGTTGCAACAACAGCAAATGATGCAGCCGCAGGGGCCTGACATGATGGGCGGCATGTGATGGATGTCACCCAACGCGCACAGCGTGCCAAGGCACTTTTGGACGATCCCCTTCTCAAAGAAGCGTTTGATGTGTTACAAGGTGAACAGATCAGGGTTTTTACCAGCGATGTGTGCAGCCCTGAACAGTTGACCGAGGCGCATAGGATGGTCCGTGCGCTGAACGCGTTGCGAGATCAGATTGCCTCCATCGTGATCGACGGCAAGATGTTCGACCATCGCCGAGAGAAAGGGCAGCACCGTGGATAACACGACTGCAAACGACGGAAGCATTGACGCCGTAGCGGCCAGCCTCATTGAGATGCCGGCTGAAAAGGTCAAAGAGGAAGAAACCGTAGACTTGGCGCAATCCGAAGAGGATGACGCACAAAACCAAGTTGAGGGTGATGACGCGGAAGCCGAAGAGGTTGACGCAGAAACGGATGAAGGCACAGACGAAGGCGAAACGGAAGCCGAAGGGGATGAACCAGCCCAGCAACTGTTTACCGTGAAGGTAGATGGACGCGACCAGCAGGTTCCCCTCAACGAACTACTCCGGGGCTATTCGGGTCAGGCATACATCCAACGGGGCATGAAGGACGTTGCATCGGCTCGCCAAGAGACGACGGCAGTCTACGAAGCCCTGCAGGCCGAACGCCAACAGTTGGCACAAGTCTTTCAGGCGGCTCAATCTGGGCAAATCCCAATGCGACCGCCGTCGATGCCAGACGAAAACCTGCTAACCACAGACCCAATCGGCTACATTCAGGACCGCGTCAGGTATGACAAGGAACTGGCAAGCTACCAGAATGCCCAAGGTTTGCGGCAGCAACTGGAAGCCCAAGATGCCGAAGCCAGAATGCAGTCGCATCGTGCCTACCTAGCGGAACAGCAACAGCAACTTGCTCGCGCCATTCCCGCACTTGCAAAGCCGGAGACGGCGGCAAAGGCGAGGCAGGATCTGATTAACGCTGGCACACAGGTTTATGGCTTTACGCCCGACGAACTAGGGCAGGTGGCAGATCACCGCCTGCTGCGTGTCTTGCACGATGCCGCACAATATCGCCGCATCGTATCTGGCAAGGCCGCCGTCGAGAAGCAGGCACAGCAACAACAGCGCACCCCGGTTATCAAACCGGGCGCTCGACCCGCTGCACAGGCATCTAAGAATGTGACCACCGAGAAGGCTAAGGCTCAGATGAAGCGTACCGGGAGCGTCGACGATGTCGCACGTTTCCTCCTGAGTTAAACCCACATCAAGGAGCAGCCAAATGGCCGTTAACGCAAATACCAACCAGACCTATCAGGTCACCACGATCCGCGAAGATCTCCAAGACGCGATGATCTCGATCTCGCCCATGGACACCCCGTTCATGTCGGCTATCGGTCGCAAGTCGGTGTCGAACACCTACTTCGAATGGCCGGTCGTTGACTTGGCATCGCCCGCCGCCAACCGTGTGGTTGAAGGTGAAGCATCGCCCGGTAACGACGCCGCGACTAACGCCGTCCGTCTGTCGAACTACACTCAAATCAGCGACAAGGTTGTCGAAGTTTCCGACACCGCCGACGCTGTGAACGGTGCAGGCGATGCCCAGACGCTGGCAAAACAAGTGGCGTATAAGCTCAAGGAGCTTAAGAGGGACGTTGAGCAGATGTTGTTGTCGAACATCGCAGCATCAGCCGGTTCGACCTCGACCGCCCGTGCAACCGCTGGTCTGCCCGCGTTCCTGACGTCGAACGTGTCGCGTGGCTTTTGTGGCGCAAACGGTAGTTTGTCGGGTACGACCGCCGGCTACCCGACCCCAGACGCTACCGACGGC